GCAGACGAAGCCGCCGGGCTGGTCAAGCTGATTGACGAGGCTCGTGAAGCGAACTTCGCGGCAGTCAAGGCGGACAACCCGAAGGTGTACGTCAAGAAGGCCGACCCGCCATATAGGCCCGAGCTTGACGATGAGGGCAACGAGACCGGCAACATCCTGTTTACCTTCAAGCAGGGCGCGGTCATCAAGACGAAGGATGGCGAGATCATCAAAGTCACCATCAAGATTTTCGACGCGAAGGGTCGGCCCATCGTCGGCAAGATTGTCGGCGCGGGTTCGACTGTGAAGGTTGCCTTCCAGCTTAACCCCTTCTACACCGCTCTGATTGGGGCCGGTATCAGTCTTCGTCTGAAGGCTGTGCAGGTCATCGACCTGATTGAGCCTCAGGGCGGGTCCGCCGAGTCCTACGGTTTCGGTGAGGAAGACGGTTATGAGTTCGATGGCGAGGATGTCGCTTTCGACGGACAGGCTCCCCCGGCAGGTACGCCTACCAATGGCGATTTCTAAGTTCCGCACACGCTCCACTCTGGAATCCTACACCATAAGCGATTTGAAGAAACGTCAGGTTGACTTTCAGTACGAACCTCACCGCATTAAATATATGCAGGTGCAGGAACGCTCGTACACGCCTGACATCCTTCTCGCTAATGGGATATATGTTGAGGTCAAAGGATACTTTACATCCCTTGACAGGGCGAAACACCTGCTCATCAAGAAGTCCAACCCCGACCTTGACATTCGGTTCCTGTTTCAGAGGGCAAACAACAAACTCAGTAAGACGAGCAAAACCACTTACGCCGCATGGTGTGAGAAGCACGGCTTTTTGTGGGCGGAGAAGTGTGTCCCTCAAGAGTGGATTAACGAGAAGCCGAAATCCAAGCGAAAGGAGGAGAAGCTCCCGAATCCCGGCTTAATATCAGCCGGTCCTGAGCGTCTTTACAACTAACAATAATGCCTTCCCCCAACGTGAAGTACCTTGCCGTCCATTGTGCCGCGACGAAGCCGTCGATGGACGTTGGCGCGGCTGAGATTGACCGGTGGCATAGAGCGCAGGGCTGGTTCAAAATCGGCTACCACTATGTCATCCGACGTAACGGGAAGATTGAGAAGGGGCGTCCTGAGTCTGAAATAGGGGCGCACGTTAGCGGCTACAACTCCGTGTCTCTCGGTGTCTGCCTTGTCGGTGGTATCGACAGTAGAGGAAAGACCGAGAACAACTTTACTCCGGCTCAGTTTGAGTCGCTGAGAACCCTACTCACCGAACTCAAGGCCCGCTACCCTGAAGCCATTGTACAGGGACACCGGGACTTCCCTAATGTCAAGAAGGACTGCCCAAGCTTCGACGTGAAGAAGTGGTGGTCGGAACAATAGTCCCCTCAGCGGACGTAGTCGCTTTCACGCTCGGTATCGTCCGGCATTGTGGCTACGTCCGCTTTTAATTGTGAAAGGAGCGTCCTATGGAACTCACAAAACTTCAGATGGTGAAGATTGGTTTCTTCGCCGGTATCGGAATGTATCTGTCAGGCATCGTGTGTGGACTCGCCGGTGTCCTGCTGTCCATCATCTTCCGCTAAGAAAGGAGCATACACATGAAAGCAAAGACCAACAAGATTCAGATTCTCAATCACCTGCTCGGTCAGAAGCATATCTCTCAGCTTGAAGCCCTCGGTGTTTACCGATGCTTCCGCCTTGCTGCTGTCATCCATGAACTCCGTAAGGAAGGCTATAACATTCAGTCTCATTGGTCCGTTGATGCGACCGGTAAGAAGTACAAGCGGTACTACCTCGCAAAGGAGGAGAAGCTCCCGAACCCCGGCTTAACGTCAGCCGGTCCTGAGCGTCTTTACAACTAACAATAATGCCTTCCCCCAATAGGTGACGCTTATGGCTGACGGGAAATTCCTGCGGCATGAACCCTGCCCGAAATGCGGAAGTAAGGACAACCTCGCCCGATACGAGGACCACGGCTTCTGCTTCGGGTGTGGGTATTACGAGGGTACGGGGGGCGTCGAAGCAGAACGCCCCATCCTCGACAATATAAACTTCGTCTACGGTGAGTTCATGCCGCTGATGAAACGACAAATCAGCGAAGAAACTTGCCGCAAGTTCGATTACAGGGTTGGCGTTTATCGTCAGCGCGATGGGTTGATGTCCCCCGTTCAGATTGCGAACTACCGTCTTGACGGGAAGGTAGTCGGTCAGAAGATTCGGTTCCCTTCAAAGGACTTCAAGTACATCGGTGACGGAACTCAGCCGCCCCTCTTTGGTCAACACCTTTGGGGAAACGGCGGGAAGATGATTGTCGTAACCGAAGGTGAGATTGACTGCATGACGGTCAGTCAGGTTCAAGGCAACAAGTACCCTGTGGTCTCGGTCCCAAACGGAGCGCAAGGCGCGCGCAAGGCACTTCAGCGTGAGCTTGAGTGGCTTGAACGCTTCGACTCCGTGATTCTCATGTTCGACATGGACGAGCCGGGACAGGAAGCCGCGAAGCTCTGTGCTGAAATCTTCACTCCCGGTAAGGCGAAGATTGCTCACCTGTCCATGAAAGACCCCAACGAGTTGTTGCTTGCCGGTAAGGGTGAGGAAATCATCCGAGCCGTCTGGAACGCAAAGGAGTACCGGCCCGATGGAATCATCGCTGGTCCCGACTCGTGGGATTATTTCATGAAGAAGCGCAACGCCGTGTCCATCCCGTATCCGTGGGAACCGCTCAACAAGCTGACCTACGGACTCAGGAAGCACGAGCTTGTCACGGTTACTGCGGGGACCGGCATCGGCAAGTCAACCCTCTGCCGGGAACTAGCGTACCACTTGGTCAAGGCCGGGCAGAAGGTCGGCTACATCGCCCTTGAGGAATCGGTTGGTAAGACTGCCGAGTCCTTCATCTCACTTGAACTCAACATTCCCCTTCACACGTCCAAGACGCCGGTCTCTGATGCGGTTCTTCAAGAGGCGTGGAAGCGGGTATTCGACAACAGTCGGTTCTTCCTCTACGACCATTGGGGTTCAACCGACATCGACAACCTCATTTCCAAGATGCGTTACCTCGTCCGGTCCTGCGGTGTGGATTGGTTGTTTCTTGACCATATTTCCATCGTGGTATCCGGCATCGCTGATGGTGACGAGCGGCGAATGATTGACAACATCATGACCCGACTCCGCACCTTTGTCGAGAACGTGGACTGTGGCCTCATCATCGTTTCCCACTTGAAGCGCACCGACGAGAAGATATCCCACGAGGAAGGCGGACGAGTTCGACTGTCTCATTTGCGAGGGTCCGGCGCAATCGCTCAGTTGAGCGACATTGCCATTGGCCTTGAGCGGGACCAACAGGACGCTGAGGAAGCGAATGTGGTTGCTGTGCGCGTTCTGAAGAACAGGTATTCCGGTGACACCGGGGTTGCCTGTGAAATGTACTACGACAAACAAACCGGTAGGCTCTATGTCCGTGAGTCTGAGCAAGTGCTGTTCACTCAGGCGGCGACAGAGGACGGGAGCATCGACTACTGAGAAAGGAAGGTTGGTATGGGGAAGTATCCATCATGTGATTCATGTGAAGCATACAAGGACAAGTTTTGTGTAGATCTCAAGACAGGTGTCAGGAAGTTCGAACCGGACCCCCGGCTCGGCTGTCCTGGCCACAAGCCGGTCAAGCTGTTTCGGATGCATGACCATCCCGATGAAAGCCGAAAGTCTTTCGGGCTGAACATCCTCGATAACAACGGGATTGAACTGGATGAGAAGAACCCCGGTCCGATGGGTGATTGGGAGTCAAGCGGCGTCTTCTGTAAGGGGGAAAATGAAGTTACGACTCGGAAGTGTATTGACTGCGCTCACATGAGTCAGGCCAATGCTCCTTATGTGTGGCAGACTCCGATTGGTTTCCATGTTCATACGACTGATTACTGTCAGAAGTTTAAGGTCGAGAGAAGTCGCCACGCGGTCTGTGTGTGTACTGAGCATACACCCGTTGAGAAGGCGAAGAAGCCCATCCCGACTGAGATGTTCACCGTCACGAAAACGGGCGACGCCAACACGTCTGAACACTACAAACACTTTCGGATTCAACCTATCGACTTCGTGGTTGCCAATGACCTCGGGTTCCTTGAAGCCAATGTCATCAAGTACATCTGCCGGTATCCTTACAAGGGGAACTCGCTGAAGGACTTAGAGAAAGCCCGGCAGTACGTCGATTGGCTCATTGAACGTGAGAGAAAGAGAGGTTCTGTATGACATACTCACAAATGAAAATGCTCATCAACTTCATCAAGCTCTGCATCACGGTGGCAACCGGAAAGAGTGGGTTCCTTGAGAATGAGGTGGTGAAGAAGAACGAAGCGTGGTTGCTCATGTCCTGCGGGTATGAGCGGAAGTTCTAAGTTCCGAACCTTTCCCCCTGACAGGAAATGGACTGACGAATTTTTCAACCGGTATAACAAGCAGTCCGATGAGAAGTGGGGGAACTTCAACCCTTCCTACCTTTTCGACAAAGAACCCGATGAAGTCAGAACGCGGAATGTAGCCGCCCTAGTATCCCAAGCGTGGGATGTGTGGCGGGGATGGATACGATTGCTTTTTAGACTGTAATACAGAACCTCAGGGGTGGGGACGACGGGGGTAGGTAGCTCAACCGGTCCCTACTTAAACCGGCCCCTTTCCCTGAGAACTATTCAGACGAGTCAAGTGACCGAAAGGAGATTGGATGAGTATACGAATCTTTGACATTGAAACGGATGGATATGACCCAACCCGTATTCACGTTCTCGTCATCAAAGACGTGGACACAAACGAGGTCCACAGGTTTCGGCAGAACGGGCGAGAGAACTCCATCCCGCTCGGACTTCAGATGTTAGCGGACTCTGACGTTATCGTCGGACATAACATCATCAAGTATGACCTGTGGGCAATCCGCAAACTGTACCCGAACTGGAAGACCCGCGCTAAAGCCTTCGATACTATCGCCTGTACCTATCTCATCTGGACGAACATCAAAGACATCGACATAGCGAAGGCCAATCGCGGGGAGTTCCCGAAGGACTGCATCAAGAAGCATCACTTGAAGGCGTGGGGCTACCGGCTCGGCATCTTCAAGGGTGAGTTCATAGGACCGTGGGAGAAGTGGACGCAGGAGATGGAAGACTACTGTGTCCAAGACGTTGAAGTCACCCATGCCCTGTACCTCAAGATAGTCGAGAAGAACTACTCTCAAGCGGCCTTCGACCTTGAACATGAGGTCTATCCGCTCATCGCAGAGCAAGAGCGCAACGGCTTTATGTTTGACCGAGCCGCCGCTGTTGAACTGTATGCGACTCTGGTGAAGAAGCGTTTGGAACTGGAAGCCAAACTCAAGGAACACTTTGAGTGGTGGTTCATGCCCGGCGCGTCGTTCACTCCGAAGAAAGACAACGCAAAGAAAGGTTACGTCGCCGGGGCGACCATGACGAAGTTGAAAATCGTGGAGTTCAACCCCCGGTCCCGTGACCATATCGCAGACCGTTTGATGAAGCTCCGTGGCTGGCGACCAACATCGTTCACCGATGGTGGCAAGCCGGAAGTGAACGAAGAAATCATTGCCGCCCTGCCCTATCCCGAAGCCCCACTCATCGGTGAGATGTTAATGATTGAGAAGCGTATCGGTCAACTTGCTGAGGGGGACCATGCGTTACTCAAACATTACAACGAGCAGGACTGCCGGATACACGGCGGCGTACTTATCAATGGAACTGTGTCAGGACGGGCGGCGCACATAGCACCGAACTTGGCTCAGGTTCCTCAACCGCGCTCACCGTATGGCAAAGAGTTCCGCGCGCTGTTCATCGCCCCTGAGGGCATGGTCCTCGTGGACGCTGACGCATCAGGGCTTGAGCTTCGGATGCTGGCGCACTACCTCGCCAAGTATGACGGCGGGGAGTACGTTAAGGTCATCCTCGACGGTGACGTACATACGCACAATCAGCACATGGCGGGACTTGATACTCGTGACCAAGCCAAGACGATGATTTATTGCATGATTTATGGCGGCGGTGACGAAAAGCTAGGTTCTATTACAGGCAAGGGAGCAAACGCAGGGCGCAAGCTCCGCAACCGGTTCCTTGAAAATGTCCCGGCTTACGCGAAGCTCTCCGAGGGTGTGAAGTCCGTCGCCCGTGCGCGGAAGTATCTCATCGGTCTGGACGGAAGGCATCTGATGGTCCGGTCCCTTCATTCAGCACTCAACCTTCTCTTGCAGTCGGCGGGTGCGATTATCATGAAAAAGGCGATGAAGCTCTATCACGAAGACCTGTGGCGACAGGGCATCAAGTTCAAACAGGTCTGTTGGATTCATGATGAGTATATCGTAGAGTGCCGTCCTGAGGACGCGCAGAAAGTAGGTAAAGCTATGGTCAACGCAATCAAACAGGCAGGTGAGTTATTCAACCTGCGTTGCCCTCTCGCCGGGGAGTATCACGTCGGAAAGAATTGGGGTGAGGTTCATTGACACCAGAAGAAGTCGTTGCAGTAACTCGGGCGGCTGTCCTCGGCGGACGGACCGCCAAACTGAAATGGAATAGTGGCTTCACCGAAAAGGTTTTAGAGGTTGGGACGAATGATAATGGGTGCTTCATCCCCCTCTCTCATCAACTCAACCATGATGGCTATTTTCGGAAAAGCATAACGGTTGGCGGGAAACCGAAAACCCGCATCATGTTTCATCGGTGGATATGGGAAGGTCTTAACGGGGAACTCCCTCACGATAAAGAACTGCATCATATCTGTGGCAATCGGGCGTGTTTCAATCCCGACCATCTTGAGCCTGTCAACACCGGACATCATCAAGCCGCAACCAACTTCAGACGCTACCGGCATATCTTTACCTCTGCTTATGAGCATTGGAAACGAACTACTTGTAGTGGTGCTGAATTGGGGCGGCTGTTTGGGCGCAGTTCTTCAACAGGC